AATATCGATCTGCATGTTCTGCCTGACTTCACTGGCCGCGTCGTTCTCTACATCGAAAACGGGCAGGTGAAGTGTGATCGGCGGTTATCTCCCGACGAGCACATCTGCGCTTTGGACACGTTTATTGAAATGGCTCGGGATATGGAGCTGCGGATCGCGGAGGTGAAAGGTGGCCCTGACTGCAATCCGAATTCCTGAGTGGGTTCATCTGAAAGCGGCCCACGTCCTGCGCCAGTTCAGAGCCAAGCGAATTCACCCCTGTCGCATGATCGGCTCCGGGAATCTGAGCCTGAAGGTAAATCACCGTTGGCGGCTACTATCCCGCGATGGCGGCAAGAACTGGGAAGTAATGAGCCATGAGACCTATAACCGGGAGAAAGACAGATGACTGACCATGATAAAGAAAACGTGAAACAACTTGTTGCTCGCCTGAAGGAAATCCAGAAGCAATCCGACGTAACGATTCCTGGTTGGATGCTTGACGAAAACCGCTATGGCAAAGGCTCCCTTACTTTAGAAGAACAGCATGAGTGGGCTCAAACCGTCGTCCAGTCCATGCGCGGTACGGTCGCCATGCTTTATCTCATCAGCTGCGAAAACCGCTGGGGACTCCGTGACGGGCAATACCAGTTTAAAACCGAGGAGTTTACTTTCGGCTTAACCCGGGAACTTATTGAAAATCTGCTGATTAAGCATGTGGAATGCGCACTGATCGAGCACAAGCCTAAGGAACGCTATCTGGCTGTTTACCAGTTCTACTATGCCAACGATCAGCGCCTTAAAGAAGTCGGTCATTCGTGGTTCGCAGAGTTTCTCGACGAGATATTTGTAGATCTCGCTGCCCAGTTGCGCACCGGTAAAAAAATGCCATCCAACCACGTTTTGCATTAAGGAGCAATGATGATGGCAATGAAAGCAGAATTAGCACCAGTCGCGGCCCGTGACCTGCAGATCATAGCGTATCGCGGTCAGCGAGTTGTGACCACTGAACAGTTGGCGGCCGGGTACGGTACTGATATCGTCAACATCAAGATGAACTATTCGCGCAACGCCGCCCGCTTTGCAGAAGGAAAACACTTCTTCAAAGTCACAGGGGAAGAGTTAGCTAATTTGCGAGTGACTTTTAGTTACCTGCAAATTTCCAACAAAACCCGCTCTCTTATGATGTGGACAGAACGCGGCGCGGCTAACCACGCAAAGATGCTGGAAACCGATCAAGCCTGGGGATACCACGAAGACCTGGTGGAATTTTACTTTACTCAGCGTGATGCCATCGCGGCACCGTCAACACAGGTGGCTCTCAGCCGTAAACAGCTGGCGATGATGGTTATCGAGGCCGAAGAACGAGCCGAAGCCGCTGCACTGGAAACCAGGACCCTCAGCGCCACTGTTGAAAGCCTGGAGAAGCACTTCACCAAAGGCATGACGATCCCGGCATTCAGCAAGGCGCTGAACGGCGTCAACATCAACAAAATGATGTGGTGGGCGTCCGAGCGTGGCTGGGTGTTTAACGAGCAACGCGACCCAGAGAAAGATCCGCGCTGGCGCGTCGCCTCATATGCCCGCGACAAATACCTGACGGAAGACCAGACACAGATCACCCCGCACGGCAAGGATGCTTTCACGAAGTTTACGCCAGTACTGCTGGAGAAAGGCTGCCACCGTCTGTATCAGCTGTACATGAAAGGTGAGCTGCCAATGAAAAAGACCTGGAATGGCGCGTACCTCCACGATAAAGCGATTTATACCCCGGAGGGACGCTAGCATGAATAAGCAATTCTGGTATCCCGCTGGCTCACCGGAGGAAGCCCACCAGCAGGCGCTGACATGGTTGTGTGATGCCTATTTGTTCCATCTGGTCAGCCTGCACCGTCGCCCGGTATATCGTCACCAGTACGGTGATATTTCGCTAGACCAGCCGTCGCTTAAGGGCTTTATCGACTCGTATCTGGAAGAAAAGGGCTGGGATTTAGATCGCCGCCGCGCACATTACATCAACATGCTCGACCTTATCCGCTATATGGGTCGAAAAAATTCGGACTTCATTGACTGGGGAACCGTGCCATCACTAACGCCCCGCGGGTTGTGCTGGATGAACGCCTGTTTCTCGAGGTTGGGAGAAATGGTCAACAGCTGCGGTGGTTGGGAAAACTGCGTCGAGAAAAAAATGGAGGGTACTAATGCGTGATACTGCCGATGTCGTTTTGCTGGTCCCGAATGATTGGGTAAGCGAAAAGGTGCTGATCGCGGTCACCGGGCTCAAGCCCGGAACCATCCTCCGGGCCAGAAAAGAGTGCTGGATGGTCGGGCGGGAATACGTGCACGTTTCACCGGACGGAAAACCGAAACCCTCCAGCGAGTGCATGTATAACCGGAAAGCGGTTGATGCATGGGTCGCCTCGATGAAAAACAAACAGCCAGGGTGATTTGATGCCATGAAAAAGGTAATCTCATATCGCTCTTGGGCGTCTGGAGGAGTTCATGGATAAAGTCACATATCCAACAGGCGTCGAAAACCACGGTGGCACATTGCGCATCTGGTTTAATTTTAAAGGTAAGCGTGTCAGGGAAAGTCTCGGTGTCCCTGACACCGCTAAGAACAGGAAGATCGCCGGGGAACTGCGGACGTCGGTATGTTTTGCCATCCGTACAGGCACATTTGAGTATGCGGCACAGTTTCCGGATTCCCCTAACCTCAAGACTTTTGGGGTGGGTAAAAAAGAAATTACAGTGTTAGAACTTGCAGAAAAGTGGCTGGATCTGAAGAGGATGGAAATCTCAGCGAACGCACTCAACCGTTATGAGTCAGTCGCAAGGAACGTGGTGCCCAGGATCGGGGGTAATCGGCTGGTGTCAGCAGTGACCAAAGAGGAGCTGCTGTATATCAGGAAAGATTTGCTGACCGGTCACCAGACGCCAGTGAAGGGAAAGGCCCCGGCGAAGGGGCGAAGTGTTGTCACCGTGAATTATTACATGACAACCATTGCCGGAATGTTTCAGTTTGCCGCAGATCACGGCTACGTAGAGGCAAACCCGTTCGAGGGGATGAAGCCTCTTAAAAAAGCCAGGGCAGAGCCAGATCCGCTAACTCGTGAAGAATTTATTCGCCTGATCGATGCATGCCGGCATCAGCAGACGAAAAACCTGTGGTCACTTGCAGTTTACACAGGGGTACGTCACGGGGAGCTGACCTCCCTGGCCTGGGAGGATATCGATCTTGAAGCTGGAACAATAACAATCAGGCGTAATTATACAAAACTGGGCGAATTCACTCTACCGAAAACTGAGGCGAGTACAAACAGGGTCATACACCTTATCCAGCCCGCGATCAGCGTCCTGAGGAATCAGGCGGAAATGACCAGGCTTGGAAAGCAGCATCACATTGATGTGCAGCTGCGCGAGTACGGCAGAACGGAGAGCCACGACTGTACATTTGTCTTCAACCCTCAACTGGTCAGAAGATGTCAGCATGTCGGGTTCATCTACAAAGTCGACTCGATAGGTGATTTGTGGGATGCAGCGGAGAAGCGAGCAGGGATAAGGCACAGGAAAGCTTATCAGTCGCGTCACACGTATGCGTGCTGGTCACTGTCAGCTGGTGCTAACCCCAGCTTCATTGCCAGCCAGATGGGCCATGCAAGCGCCCAGATGGTCTTCAATGTGTACGGGGCGTGGATGGCTGACAGCAGCAGTGAGCAGATCGCGATGCTGAATCAGAGGCTTGCGAGTTTTGCCCCACAGATGCCCCAAAGCCTGCAAAGCAGCACCAGAGCGTTATTGAAATCAGTAAGTTAA